ATTTCCGACACGATATATTAGATTCCCAGGGCTTTCATTTCAGCCCTTTTGGTGCTGTATGGGACGGAATTCCTTGGAGTTTCCTAGTAGATTGGTTCATCCCAGTCAGCGACGTGCTTAAAGGCATGTCGTACAGTATCCCCGGCTGTGTAGCTGGGTTCGATAACGTTCGTTACGAACTCAGAACCGAGGTGACAGGAGTTACCCCTTATGAGGCGTGGTCGAGAGATCGAAACTTTTCGTTTCGAGTTGAATGGCCGGATAAATCATTCCGTACCTTCAAATTTCAACGCATACCAAATAAGGCCGTTTCTTTGAATGCAACACAGATCAACGAGCTTTTGTGGAGTAGTCCAGCAGGACTTACTCTTAAAAGACTCTTAAATCTGTCTATGGTTGCATGGGTATTTGCTTCACGCAAATAATTTATTTACGTATAGACCGTAAAGTCTCAAAACTTCCTTTGGAGGGCCTATGGCTCAAATTTCAAATATTGTGGTAAACAACCACACAGCTGATGTTACCTTTGTTCCGATGTCGAAGGATGGTCTCGATGTTCGTTGGAGTAATCCACAAACATCTGTTGACCTATCTCCTCGTATTCAAGCGATCGGCCATCAGATTACTTCTGGCACTAATCGCAAGTTCGAAATTCGGTTTACATTGCCGTTTGAATGGACTTCGCCTAATGGTGTGAAAGCAACAAAACTTGCCCTTGGTAAGGTGCAATTCTCGTTGCCACAAGAAACCGCGACAACAGACATTACTGCGCTAAGATATATGCTAAGTAATCTATTACTTAACAGTATCATTGCAGATGCTATTGATAACGGTGCATTACCTTATTAGTTTGGCTAGGAGGTTAATTTTATGTTATCTGTAAAAGACGATCTTCCGGGTCGTCTCGATCTGCCTCAGGCAGTGAGACTGAACAGGACTAAGTACGATAAACTTAAGAGTAAGGTTATCGCATGCACAAATAAGGATCAGGGAATAGACCTGCAATATGGTTTACTCCCGACTTTTGACTTAGAGGAATTTCTTAAATACTGTGATGCTTTAAATAAGGATATTATTGTTAGATATCCTGATTATGAAGCGGATACAGTACGTAAGAAGATACCTCCGAAGACAAAAGCCGAATCGGATGCTCTTGCCGATAAGACGTTTAAAAGCTATATGGCCTCAGTTGATGAAGCCTTTAAGATAGCTAACGATCTCATCCGCCGTTTGCATTCCAACGAGATCCTTGAACTCGACTACCGCCGGATTTTTGATAAAGCCGGAGATATTATCGAGAGCGCTCTTAGTTCTACACCCTTCGAGCCCCAAACCCGTTTCTTTTACGGGCCGGGTGCTTCACTAAGTGGATGTGAGTTTGATGTCAACCTTAATGGCGGATATCGGACTTACAGATCTCGCTTAGCAAAATTATCGTCACTTGTCGGGGAGCTGGATAACCTCGAATTATTTTTCGAGCCATCTCTTGCTGAACAGATTCGCCAAACAGGCGTTCCGTCTTCGTGGTCTTGGGATAAACTTCACCAAGTGCCTAAGAACATCGACAAGAATAGGGTGATAACTATAACTTCCGTTTTGCGTAAAGCTAAACAGAAAGGTATAGGCGAATGGATACGCAAAGCGTACCGGAGCATAAGGTCTTGTAATGTTAATCATAATTTAGATTCATGCGCACGTGATCATCAAGTTCTTGCTTGGATAGCATCCAAGACAAACTTCTTTGACACATATGACTTTTCATCTGCATCGGACAGGATTACTTTTCCAATCTTGGAAGAAATCCTCCTAGGGAAACCTAGGCCCAATTGCCAAAAGCTATGGGACCTAATGCAAGAATCGTCAAGTTTAGGTTTCGAATGGAAGGGATCTCGGTATACATACCGTAGTTTCCCAATGGGATACTCGTTCACTTTTGAACTAGAATCCCTTATATTCTTTGCCTTAACCGTCGCATTCTTACTAAACTGGGGTTTTACATTAAATGAACCCCCGATCGAACGTTACATCGCGTTTTTAACTTCTACTTTCGGTGACGATCTAATTGTCGCTTTTAGCAGAAAAAGGAAGTCTTTCGAACGGTTCTTTGAATCAATCGGTTTTAAATTGAACGCTGAAAAGTCGTTCTCGATTGAAACATCGTTCCGCGAAAGCTGTGGTGCCGATTTTAATAACGGTACCTTCGTCCGAGGCTTTTATGTTAAGACGAGAAATCCCTCAGTGAGAGATTTTATCCGAATAACAAATTACGTCAAGGTCAATTATGGTGTTAAAGATTCGTTCCTTAACACGCTTCCTTTCTACAGGAAAATTAAGTCAGCATACGGCTTGAGCCTCTGTCAACTCTCGATAGATAGACTGATTGGTCGAAATTCAATTTTCGTCAAAGATGTACCTGTATCCGTTTTATTAACAGATTCAGATAGTACACCCAAGTTTATCTTGACATATAGTCAGACGCACAAGACCAAAGACTGGCTTGACGCAAATCTCCTATTCGATACAGATTACAGTCTGTTAAGAGCTGGAGAGGACGAAAGTGAGCATGCTTTCTCATTTTCGTATACAGAGACCGGGGACATTTTAAGATTAAGATCAATCACCAGGAATGACGGATTATTCTTTTGTAGATTATCCGAATCCTGGGTCGATGACCTGATACTTAAATATGATCCTGATCTATTGCTACTGTAGAGACGCGTAAGCTCTGTATCAGAGCTGTCCTT